GGTATTGAGCGATTTGCAATACGATGTAAGCATTCGTATTACCGAAGCGGAGCTACAAAACTTACAAGCGGAAGGAAGGGTGATGTTACTGCCGTGTGGCGTTACTAATCTTACTGCTTGGTTAGATACCGTTGATGAGCCATTGAACTACACGAACTTCTACGACATACGCTTAAAAGACAAGGATGGTACGGTGTTAGATACCCGTAGGTTCTATCCAACGTGCGAAGCAAAGTACACTCCTGCACATATGCAGTTTGTAAACAAGAACGGTGTTTGGGAGAGCGTAACTTTCTTCAAGCGCAGCGAGGAAGAAGTAAGCGCATCGGGAGACCAATTCCGCAAGTCAGTAGGAAATAGTTCGTCAGCAGGATTCACATACTCAACAACAAACCCATTGTATCAACGCTACAACGTAAACGGTAGAAAACGTTTTACACTCAACACCGGTTGGGTAGGCGAGGACTACAATGCTATAATGGAGCAAATGATGATTAGCGAACGTGCAATGCTTGACGGTGTACCCGTCAATGTTTCAACACAAAGCCTAACGCTACAAAAAGCGGTGAACGACAAAGTAATTAACTACACCGTACAGGTGGAAGAAGCCTTTGATATTCGCTATGTATAAAGTAACGCTTTACATAGACGGTCAACGAGCCGATTTGTTTGAGGACGAAAACATAGAAATGACTTTGACCACACAAAACGTCAAGGACATCTCAAAGGTGTTTGGTGATTATAGCAATGGCTTTACACTTCCGGCCTCACCAACAAACAACGCCATATTCAAACACTACTACAATGTTGATTTGGTGGGCGGATTTACCGCCAACCTACGTGCCGATGCTTTCATTGAAATAAACAACAATGTTTTCAAGCAAGGTGTATTAGAGCTTGAGGAGATACAAATGAAACAAGGTGAGCCCTATGCCTACTCCGTGTCTTTTTATAGCAGCACAACGGCCCTTAAGGACCTTTTTGGTGAAGATACGCTCAATGACCTTGACCTATCAGCACAAGACCACGACTATAACGACACGAACATTGAGACGGGGATTAACAATTATGTGCTTGATACAGGCAATGCCGTAATCTATCCGTTGATTACGCCTGTAACAAGATGGTACTACGATTCGCAAGGTTCACACGGAGATGGTAACATTCATTTTCACAATGACCCTGACCACGGAGTATTCTACTATGACCTAAAACCTGCAATCAAATTGCAGAAGATTATAGATGCGATAGAGACGAGATACGGGGTAAATTTTAATAGCGACTTTTTTGCTTCTGCTGATTTTGGTAAGTTGTTTATGTGGTGTCATAGGAGAGCAGGGTATATGTTCAAAGACCAACCCGTTGGCGCAACACCTGCAGTAATACCATTGGTAGACGGAGGTGGCACGGATTGGAACAACACGCTACATAGGTATGAGGTAACAGCTTCATCAAGCCCTGCGTTAATATCTTACAGTTGTACGGCTACTGCCGCTACCAATTATAGAGTAGACGTTTACATAAACGGCACACGGTTTTCTTTTAAAGAGCATACAGGCAATGTTTCTAATGAGTTTGTTTTCTTACCGACTCTTGCCGTAGGTGATTATGTTGATATGCGGTTAGCCCCATCGGGAGATGGTGGGCAAGTTACCGTTGGGGTAATAGCTAATTGGTATGCCGATGCAGCAGGAACAACTTTGTTGGCTGCTACTGCTATTCCGTTGGCGATGACAACTGCCGGTATAGTAACAATGGCCGACCAAATGCCCGAGCAGAAGATTAGCGACTTTATAGGAAGCCTTCTACGGGCCTTTAACTTGGTGGTAGTGCCCACGGCACCTTCCACATACGATATTGAACCTTTGGATACGTGGTATAGCGAAGGAACAACAAGAGAGGTATCCGAATATGTAGACACGGAAGAAGTGTCCATAAAGAAAGCTCCGTTGTATCGTAGAATATCTTTTAGCTACAATGAAACAGGAGCGGTACTTGGGGAGCAGTATAGGCTGCAAAATGACATTGGTTATGGCGACCTACGGGCTGACTTCGCATTTGATGGCGAGGAGTTTAAAGTTGAGGTTGGCTTTGACAATATGCTCTTTGAAAGATTAACGGACACTTATTCAAACGGAGTAGGACTTACTCAAATCAACGTAGGTCAATGTATAACAAGAGAATCAGAGCCATACATAGGTCAACCGATTATCTTCTATGCAGCAGGAAACTTGAGAATACCTTTAAACAACCATTGGAGTTATACTGATATGAGTGGCGCAGCTATTCAAAAGCAGGATATGTGGCTGATAGGAAATGTAAATAACCCTACTGCGGAAACAGTTACCAAGACTCTCAACTTTGGTACGGAGGTTGACCCGTACCTACTTCAAGGCTTTAGTCAAAGTTTGTATAACAACTATTGGAAAGATTACATTACGGATTTGTATGATGCAAGTAGACGGGTGTTTACCTATAAGGCCCAACTTCCGTTGGGGATTATGCTAAACCTGAAGAACAACGACAAGCTAACAATCCTTGAAAGAAACTACATTATAAATTCAGTAAAGCTGAACCTCACCACCGGTGAGGCTTCATTGGAATTGCTTAACGATGTGTAATATATGAGCTATATACGTTATTTGATAGAAACACTTCCGGAGGTCAAGCCGACCACGGAGAACATAGCCATAGCAAAAGGCAAGTACCAAGAGCCAAAGAATTGGAAGCAATACCTAAAGAAACTAAAGAATGGCCATTAAGGAAACCGTAAAAATAGACGTAGAAACTAATGCGGACAAGACGGCAGACGACTTAACGTCTGCTATCAAAGACTTGCAGAAGGCTATTGAAGTTATGACCGGTTCTATGAACGATGGCTTTCAAGAGGCCAACGACAACATAAACAAGGTTGATGAAGGTGTTCAGGATATTGGCGATAGCGCAAAGAATAGCGAGAAAGGTGTAAAGACACTTTCAAAAGGCTTTAGGGGAATGGGAGCTGCTATGAAAGCAGCCGGTATCGGTCTTGTTATAGAGGGCTTAAATATCCTTAAAGAACTTTTTGGTGAGAACCAAATTGTTGTTGATGCCTTCAACACGGCATTTGAATTTCTGTCTATTGCCTTTAACGACTTTGTAAACTTCATTGTTTCTAATTCTCGTGCAGTAACCGGTTTCTTCAAAGGTATTTTTGAGGACCCGAAACAAGCCTTGCTTGATTTTGCTGATGCATTTAAGAGAAACATACAAGAACGCTTTGAATCATATCTTGATACGCTTGGCTACTTGGCGAGTGCCGTTAAAAAAGTATTTAGCGGAGATTTTGCCGGAGCGTTAAAAGATGTTAAAAGTGCAGGTAAGGAATCCCTTGACGTTCTCACCGGTGTTAACAACACCTTTGACAAGGGCAAAGAAGCTATTACAAAAGTTGCTACGGCAACCAAAGACTATGTAGTTCAAACGGCCAAAGCTGCAAAAGAAACTGTTGAGCTTAACAAGGCTGCCGAGTTATCGGACGCTATACGCCAAGGGCTTATTGAAAAGTACGACTTGGAAGCAGAGAAACTGCGACAAGTACGAGACGATGAGCGTCAAACGATTGCCGATAGAATAAAAGCCAACGAGGAACTTGGTGCGGTATTAGACAAGCAAGAGGCAGAGATGATAACTGCAGCGCAAACAAGGTTGAATGCGGCCCAACGTGAGGCCGAGAAGAAAAAAGGCAACCTTGAGGCGGAAAAGGCACTTATTGAAGCACAAAATGAACTTGCAGGTGTACAGGCGCAAGTAGCAGGTTTCCGTAGTGAGCAGTTGAGCAACGAGGAAGCGTTGCAACGGGAACTGCTTGAACTTAACCGTGGAAAGATAGAAGCGGAAAACGAAGCCTACGAAATTGAAAAGCAATCAGCCATAGATGCAGAGCTTGATGTTATCAAACGCATTCAGCTTGAGAAGGAATTGGCCAAAGCCAAGAAAGATTCCCGTATAAAGCTGATAGAAGATGAACTTGCTATTACAAAGGAAGGAACGCTTCGCTATCAAGAGTTGCTAAACGAAAGGCTACTTGCTGAATCGGAATATAACGCAGAGAGTAAAAGACTTGACCAAGAAACGGAACAAGCAAAGATTGACCGTAGGGCAGAAACACAACAGGCTATAACGCAAATAGCCACTCAAGGACTTGATGCCTTGTCGGCATTGTCCGAGGCTTTTGCCGGTGAAAGTGAAGAGCAACAACGTAGAGCCTTCCAAGTACAAAAGGCGTTGTCCGCAGCCAACACGGTTGTGTCTACCATTGAAGCTGCACAAAACGCATATAGCACCGCTCAAAAGAGCCCTATTACGGCAGCGTTCCCTGCATATCCTGCTATACAGGCAGGATTGGCTACGGCCTTTGGTATTGCAAAGTTAAAGCAGATACAAAACAGTAAGTTTGAATCACCGGACGTTCCTACGGAAACAACTGCACCAACAGGCGGTTCTTTCTCACCTTCATTTAATGTTGTAGGTGCGAGTGGTACAAATCAAATTGCCCAAAGTCTACGTCAACAAGGTCCGGTACGTGCCTATGTTGTAGGAGGCGATGTATCTTCACAACAGGAAATGGATAGAAAACGAGTTAAAAACGCAACATTGTGAAAATAGTAGAACTAATACTTGATGAAGAACAAATGTTGAGTGGCGTACAAGCCATCAGCATTGTTGAGCATCCGGCCATTGAGTCGGATTTCATTACCTTGAGCAAAGAGCAGGAGGTAAAACTTGCAGAGGTGGATAGCGAGAAGCGAATCCTAATGGGTCCAGCACTTATACCCAACAAGACTATCTTCCGTACCAACGGTGAGGAGGAATACTACATATACTTCTCAAAGGATACGGTAAGAAAAGCCTCCGAGCTTTTCCTAACGAAAGGAAACCAAAACAAAAGCACCCTTGAGCATAACTTTGAGTTGGAAGGCTTGAGTGTTGTTGAGAGTTGGATTGTTGAAAGCGAGAAAGACAAAAGCCAAGCCTACGGATTGAATGTTCCGGAGGGAACGTGGATGGTCAGTATGAAGGTTTACAACGATGAGGTTTGGGAGAGTTACGTAAAGACCGGTAAGGTCAAAGGCTTTTCCATTGAGGGCTACTTTGCAGATAAGGTGAATATGTCCAAGCAAATTGATGAGGACAAGAAATCGCAAGAAATTCTTGATGCTATTGTTAATGAGCTGAAAATTTGGAGCAACGGTTGAATAAATGAAAATGAAACAAAATAGTTTAATATAGTTAGTTTATTAGTTATGAGCGCAAAAGAAACCCTATCAAAGATTGCAGGTCTACTGAACGTAGACCTTGCTGAACAAGTTCAAGAAGTATCTCTTGAGAGTATGAAACTTGACAACGGAACAGTTATTGAAGCGGAGAGCTTTGAGGCTGGTTCTTCAGTTTTCATTGCTACGGAAGATGAAAAGGTTGCATTGCCTATTGGCGATTACAATCTTGAGGATGGCCGTATGATGATTATCGTGGAAGAAGGCGTTATTGCTGAAATCCGTGAAGCAGGAGAAGAATCTGAAGAAGAAGTCGTTGAAGAAGAAATGGCTGAAGAAAAAGAAGAAGAAATGGCTTACGCAACTAAAGAGGAATTAGGTGCTGCTATGGACGAACTCAAAGGAATGATTGAGGAAGTCAAGCAGATGATGAGTCCTAAAGAGGAAGAAGAAATGAGTGCAGAGGAGCACGTGAGCAAAGAAGCAACTGAAGAAGTTGAAATGAGCGCACAAGAACCGGCTGCCAAACCTATCAAAGCAAATCCTGAAGCATCAGTTCAAAAGGATATGATGAAGTTTGCGAACAATGGTCGCAAATCTACTCTTGACCGTGTACTTGGTAAAATTGCACAACGATGAAAAGAGTAGAAGGTGTATGGGCTGAATTATCAGCCAACAAAGTTGAGCTTAATTCTGTAAAGAATCTTCAGGTTTATGTCAAAAGGCTTCCTAAAAACGCAAAGCAAATAGACAAAATGGAAGCGGATTTGAATCAAATGGCTCGTTCTATTTCTAAAATAGCTTCGGACCTGCAAGACGCAGTAAGAAACATTGAAGGAAACATTGAATATGCTAATGATGAAGTCAAAGGAATAAACAAAGCCTTTTCTGATTTAGGTATGAAGCCTTCAGATAGCAAGGAGTTTATGGACGCTCAACTTTCTATAAATCAATATAAAGGTTACTTAAACTTTTATAAGAGGCTTATCGCAAATGCCGAATCGGCAAGAAAAGCTCTTACTTAAAAATAAAATTAAAAATTAAATAAAAACGAAAGATGGCTACAACTGTATCTATTACTACAACTTACGCTGGCGAATTTGCAGGTAAGTATGTTTCAGCAGCACTTTTGTCTGCTGATACTATTGAAGGCGGTGGTATCACCGTAAAACCGAATGTAAAGTACAAAGAGGTAATGAAGAAACTTGCAACGGATGCAATCGTAAAAGATGCAACGTGTGACTTCGCTGATACTTCTACTGTTACTTTAACGGAGCGTATCCTACAACCTGAAGAGTTCCAAGTGAACCTTGAGCTTTGTAAGAAAGACTTCCGTTCGGATTGGGAAGCAATCCAAATGGGTTACTCTGCATTTGACAACTTGCCTCCGGCATTTTCTGACTACATCTTGGGCCACGTTGCTGCGAAGGTTGCAGAGAAAATGGAAACAAACATTTGGGCAGGTACTAACGCAACTGCAGGTGAGTTTGACGGCTTTGAAACTTTATGGGAAGCTGATGCTGACGTTGTTGACGTAACAGGTACTACTGTAACTGCTGCAAACGTTATCACTGAAATGGGTAAAGTAGTTGATGCTATTCCTACTACTATCTACGGAAAAGAGGACTTGTACTTGTACGTTTCTTCTAACGTTGCTCGTGCTTACGTTCGTGCTTTGGGTGGATTCGGTGCTTCAGGTTTGGGTGCTAATGGTGTTGGTAACCAAGGAACAACTTGGTTTAACGGTCAAGACCTTGCATTTGACGGTGTGAAGATTTTCGTTGCTCCGGGACTTGCTGACAACACTATGGCTGCTGCTCAAAAATCAAACTTGTTCTTCGGAACAGGGTTGTTGTCTGACCACAACGAAGTGAAGTTGATTGATATGGCGGACCTTGACGGAAGTCAAAACGTTCGTGTTGTAATGCGCTTTACTGCAGGTATCCAATACGGTATCGGTACTGAAATCGTTCTTTACAACTAAAATAGTTGATTTAAACTAACAAAGAGGGCAGGTAGGCAAAGGCTTGTCTGCCCTTTTTTAATACTTATAATATGGCTTGTGATTTAACAAAAGGACGTGTACTTCCTTGTCGTGATTCAGTAGGTGGCATCAAAGATGTTTACTTTGTTGGATATGGCGACTTGGGTACTATTACTCTCACGAATGATGAGGTAACGGATATGAGTGGTACGTTCAGTGCGTACCAATACAAACTTAAAGGAAACAGTTCTTTAGAGCAGAACATTACTGCTTCACGTGAGAACGGTACAGTATTCTTTGAGCAGGTATTAAACTTGACTTTACCAAAGTTAAGCAAAGAGGATAACAAAGAGTTAAAACTTTTGGCTTATGGCCGTCCTCAAATCGTTGTTGTTGACTATAATGGCAACGCTTTCTTAATGGGCCGTGAGCACGGTGCTGATGTAACCGGTGGAACAGTTGTTTCAGGTGCAGCGATGGGGGACTTGAGTGGTTACACCCTATCTTTTTCTGCACAAGAATTGACTCCTGCTAACTTCATTGACTCACCTATTGACGGAGACCCGTTTGACGGTATGACTTCAGCTACTGCAACGATTGTTGCTGGTACTGACTTCTAAACGTTTGTTTAGCAAATGAAAGGGGAGAGCTTCGGCTCTCCTTTTTTTTGCAAAAAACTTTTGTGATACGTTATTTAGGTATGCATATAGTAAGTACAACGAACAAAGAGATTAAGTTTGTTCCACGCAAAGTGGAAACCGGTGCAATTTCCCTGAAGATAACGGACGAGCAAACAAACAAATCTACCACGGCCAATGTAACGGCCACGGAAAGTGGTAATTTTGTGAGTGTTACGCCAACGTACACATTCAAAGAGGGGAGATTTTACTATATTGTACTCACCGGAACGGTTGAGTTGTATCGTGGAAAAGTGTATTGCACCGACCAAACGGACTTTGACAAGTACACTACGAACGAAAACGTATATACGGAATACGAGAAGGCTGACGCCAACGAATACATAGTAATATGAAGCTACACGCTATAAATCTTGCAAGTTACACCAAGCCTCAAATCATTGAGCAGAAGAACCGTGATTGGGTTGAGTATGGTGCTGACAACAACTACTATCAATACTTGATAGACCGTTACAACGGTAGCCCTACGAATAACGCCATTATAAATGCCGTTAGCGACCTTATCTACGGA